ATATTTATAGGCAAATTATTGCTATATGACAATAGATATTTGCAAGTAGAAAGGAAAAGCATGGCTAAAAAGAAACAACCTACCGAACAAGTCTTGAAGTTTGACACTATTAGACCTTTTGGTCCTACAATAATGAGAGGCAGAATGCCTGATTTCATTACCAAAATGCTTGATGATAAAGCAACAGAAATGTTAACGGATAAAAAATTATCTAAAGAGTTTGATCATTCAGGTAACTTAGCAGGTAATGTTAAACAAGAAGTTCGTTATCCTCAAGACTGGATGAACACAGAAGAGTTTTTGCCAATGGTACAATTAATTGGTGAGATGGTTAAGAATTATATTTCTATACCACCAGCAAGTGAAACAATTAAACCAGAGTTTGTAGGTAAGATGGTTATCGAATCTATGTGGTCCGTGAGCCAATATGCAGGAGACTTTAATCCTTTTCATATACACGAGGGTCAACTATCTGGTGTTTGTTATTTACGAGTACCTCCTAGTTTACCAGCAGAGTATGCAAAAGAAGATCATTACCCAACAGTAGGAGATATATGTTGGTTCAATGGTCAAGCGGCAACGTTCAGTGGACATAAACATCAAGAGTCACCAAAGGTAGGTGATATATTTTTGTTTCCAAACTGGTTAGCACACGGCGTATATCCCTTTAGAACACCAAATGAAGAGAGAAGATCGGTATCTTTTAATTTACATTTGATTAAAAAAGACGAGCCACAGCCTTTAGAAAATTAATGCAACATATAGCATCAACTGAATTTGTTATGTATGTCGATAATTTTCTAGACAATGCTACACTTAAATCACTTCAAGATACTTTAGTTAATTTAAAATACGAAGAAGTAAAAAATCCCGAAGGTCAACTGTATGGTATGAGACATACTTTTGATACAGGTATGCATAAAGATCCTTTACTTAATTTAATTAAGCAATATTTTTTTCCGCATAGAAATTTAGTTCCTTTATCTGTTAGTGCACATATTAGAAATAATGATAAAGAGCCTTTATTTCACATTGATGATGATAAAGGTAGTGTTGCTAATTTTCTTCTTCATGTCAAGGGTGAACCACTTCTTAACAACGGCACTGGTTTTTTAAAAAATAATCAATTAACAACTCACATTGGTTTTATTGAAAATAGAGCCTTGTTTTTCAACGGAAGTAAAATTTGGCACAGTGATTTACAAGCTTTAGGGGACAGTTCAAAAAGATATACTTTAAATATTTTTTATAAAGATGAATAAAGATACAGAATTTGTCATGTACATAGATAATTTTTTATCGCCTCAATCTTTATTTTCACTTCAAAATGAAATGATGAAAATAACAGAGTATAAAAAAACTTCCGATGATGATGGTTATACTTTTGGTTGGAGATATAATTATGATTATGATTTTAATGAAAAACATAATGGCCTTCTTAATGATATAAAACACGTTTTTTTTCCACATAGAAATTTAGTTCCTATGCAAGTAAGTGCAAATATAAGATCTCAAAATAATGTAGCTGAAGGAGGATCGCCTTTATTTCACAAAGATACTTATGGTGATAATGTGGCTAATTTTCTTTTTTACGTAAAAGGTGAACCTTTGTTTAACAACGGCACGGGTTTTTTAAATCAAAATAAATTAACCAGTTCTATAGGTTTTTTAGAAAATAGAGCTTTGTTTTTTAATGGCTTACAAGTAGAGCATGGCGATTTACAAGCCTTTGGAAACAGTTCTATGAGATATACTTTAAATATTTTTTATAGGGAGGAGTGATGGATATTAATAAAGTACCAATGGTCCGTGTGACGTGGCTCGATGCTCGTGATACAGAAACAGGATGGATTGACATCAAAGAAGTTATGGATGCTCCATTGGCCGTGTGCCAAGAAGTAGGATGGATGGTTCATAACGGCCCAGAAAAAATAATTATTATGCGTTCCTATAGCAAAGATAAAGATGATATTACGGGTGGTGGCGCTATTGCTATACCAAAAGGTTGGTTAAAGAAAATAGAATACTTAGAAGTAAGTTATGTTCAAACCTAATATACATCATATTGAAGGAGGGTTTGGTAAACACGTTCAATTTACCTCTTTGTTAAAAAGTATAAGGGAGAAATATAATCAAAAACTTGTAATTACTTCTTCTTTCCCTGAAACATTTGAACACTCACCGCACGTTGCATACTCTAGTCAATGGAATCATAATGTTTTTTCTTGTGAAACTATTAGTCGTTTTAATCAATATGAAAACATTTTTTTTAAAGATCCTTATAGAAGTAATTGGTTAAAAGGAGATATTCATGTTTTAGAAAAATGGGCAGAATTATACGAAGTTGAAATTAATGACATGAGACCAAACTTTAATATTAATTTAGATTTAGAAAAACAACTCATGCCTCATATTCAAGCGATAGGTAAATTTATTCTTTTACAATTTACAGGAGGTCAAGCAATTCAGCAAAATTTGTATGATAAACATAATATTGGTCGCAACTATCTGCATGGTCAAGAATTAATAAAATTACTACAAGAATCTTTTCCTAATCACATCCTTATAACATTTGGTCATTTAAATGAACAATCTGAGTATCAAGGAGAAACAAAATTTAATAATGAAAAAGGAGAACTTTTATTTAAAACAAGAGAAGATTTTATGGTGCTTTCTAAACATTGTGATTTTTTTATATCTATTGATAGTGCTTTACAACATATGTGTTCTAATAAAAATTTTAATAAAAAAGGTATTGTTTTATGGGGTTTGACTAATCCTAATAGATTTGGATATGAATCAAATATTAATTTAATTTCTCCCTATCCTAATTGCGTAGAAATAGAACCTAAAAAAATAATTGATGAGGTATTAAAATTATGACTAAAATATTTATAGGCACACCTTGTTATGGCAACATGCTTACAGCAGATTACTTTAAAAGTTGTTTACAACTAACGGCTTTAGCAGCCACCAAAAAAGTAGAATTACAATTTGGCACGATTGGTAATGAGTCTTTAGTAACAAGAGCTCGTAATACATTGGTGCAGTTATTTATGGACGACAAACAATATACTCATCTTTTGTTTATTGATGCTGATTTAGCTTTTAATCCTGAGTCTGTGTTCCGTATGTTAGATTTAGATGAAGATGTGGTAACAGGAGTATATCCTAGAAAAACCATTGATTGGACTAAGACTATAAAAAAAGTAAAAGAAAATCCTAATATAAAAGAAAATGAATTACACGCTGCTTCTTTACAATATAATTTAAATGTTAAAGATCCAAAAAATATTGTGGCTAAAAAAGGATTTATAGAAGTGTTAGATGGTGCAACTGGTTTTATGTTAATAAAAAGAAACGTATTTAAAAAGATGGCGTTAGCTTATCCCAATCTTAAATTTAAATCTGATCAACATTTAAATGATCCTCATGACAAAAGATTTGATTATCACGACACATCTGATTGGAATTATGCATTTTTTGACACAATGATAGAGCCAGAAACTAAAAGATATTTATCTGAAGATTATGCATTTTGTCGTTTATGGCAGAAAATAGGTGGTAAAATATACGCTGATATTATCAGCGGTATGACACATATGGGTAATTACTCATTCAAGGGCAACGTGGCCACTCAATTCTTGCCACAAAACAATAAATAATTTAGTATACTCCGACATGAAATTAGTTGACTTAAAGTTCCAACCAGGCATTGACAAACAAGATACAGCTTACTCAGCAGGAGATCAACGTAAATATGTTGACTCAAATCTTGTACGGTTTCACTACGGAAAGCCTGAAAGATGGAAAGGTTGGACATATCTACCAGATCCAAATAAAACTATTGTGGGCGTGGTCCGTGATACGCATAGCTGGATTGGTTTGGACGGAACCAGATACCTTGCTTTAGGTACTGATAGAAAACTCTATTTATTCTCAGGTAGTGCTCTTTATGACATTACACCCATTAGAGAAACAGCAGCTTTAACAAATCCTTTTACAACAAATGGTAC